AACATGAATGTAGTTGCTTTTTTAAATTATTTGAGTTACATAAAAGATAGGAATAAATGGCAAAAATAAACCAACAGCAATTCAGTGAATTAGATAATTTTTTATCTGATGTAGAAAGTAAGCTAACAGGTGAGCAGGATATTTATTCTCAAAAAGTAAATGATTTTTTAAAAAGAGTTAAAGACAATTTAGAGAAATACAAGTTTAATGCATCTGGGAATTTGTCTCAATCATTAAGGGCATTACCAATAAAGCAAAAACAAAACGGTGTAACTGTAACAATTGAACTCGAAGATTATTGGGAAGACCTTGAAAAAGGAACACCTGCAAAAGGCTACTCAAAAGAAAACAGAAAAAAGCTACAGCCTAAGATATTAGAATGGATAAGTTATAAACCTGAATTACAAAGTATAGCAGGAGACAAAAAAGGGCAAAGGTCTTTATCCTATGCAATAGCAACAAACATACTTAAAAAAGGAACTATCAAAAGATTTGGATATAAAGGCAAACCATTCTTAACCGAAGAAATCCCACAATTAGAAAAAGACATAACGCAAGAATTTGAATAATGGCACTAACAATATATAACAGACCTAGTCAATATGCACCTGTGTATAATCAAATGATATACACATTAAGCAGCACCAACTATACACAACCTAACTTTAGGTATATTGCAGACATATACATAAATAACTCAACAGAATATACACGTTTAGAGGTAGGAAAAAATCCAAGTAATAATTATGGAACATTTGATGTTGCAGGTATTATTCAAAATTTTTTATCTAGAGATGCTGATGATAACACAACAACATTTAAACAGTGCGCAAATTCAATAGTATATTATGATATAAAATTTGGTGAGCAGTATGGAGCAAGTAGTGGAATAACTAATTATCCTAATTTAACATTCAGAACAGGTTATTGTTTTAATGGGGTTTTTGATCCTATAGAATTTATATCTTACGATTACAATAATTATGTTACAAGGGATTCAAGTAGTATATGGTTAACAGATACACCTAAAATATATACACGAATAGGCGAAGAGTTGAATTTAGGCTTTATGGCATTATCGAGTGGTGATGCTTATAAATTAGAAATAAAAACATATTTAAGTAATAATACTTTACAGAATACAGTTACTATTGCTAATCCTTATCAAGCATTATCAAATATTGAAGACAGGTCAATAAATGTAAATGTATCATACGATTATTTAACAAGCCTTACAACTGGTGATTTATTAAGTGGTACTGCGCCATTTATAAATTCAAATACGAATTATTATACAGTACAAATATTAAATTCAACAAATGGGACTGAAACAGAAGCTAGAAAAATATACATAGATGAGTATTGTTCAAAATATGAGCCTATACGTTTTAAATTCATGAATAATTATGGCAAGTATGATTATTACACTTTTACAGGTGCTAAAACAAAAAATACAAATATAAAACGTAGTACTTATAAAGGCAATCCAAATAGTTGGACATCGACAAGTTATGCTTACTCATCTATGGCTAGAGGTATGAGTCAATACGAAACTATATTAGATGATACAATAACAATCAATAGCGACTGGATTACAGAAGCTGAAAGTATTTGGTTAGAACAGTTAGTAACAAGTCCTGATGTTTATATTTACGATGGTAGCAACTTAGTTTCAGTTAATATAACAGATAGCAGTTACCAAACTAAATATGAAGCCAGTCAACAACTATTTAATTTAGTAATTTCATTTACTTACTCACAAAACAGAAAAAGACAAAGACGATGATTTTAACAAAAATTTATATCAATAACGAGCAGATAGATTTAAAAGAAGATGTTTCGATACCTCTTAACTTTAATATTGCTGATATTAGAGAGCCTGAAAAAAGGGGTACTACATGGAGCAAGACTGTTATATTGCCAGGTACTACGTTTAACAATAGTTTATTTTCGAATATATGGAATGTTAATGCAGTCATCAATAGCACAGGCACTACTAACTTTACTCCGAATTTTAACCCGAACTTAAAAGCACAAGCTGAAATTACTTATAACGATGCAATTCAATTCAAAGGTATTTGCCAATTATTAAATGTTAATATTACTGATAAATACGAGATTGAATATGAAGTAGCTTTTTTTGGTGAACTTCAAAATGTTTATCAATTTTTCAATAATAAATATTTGAGGGATTTAGATTTTACAGAGTTTAATCATAAGTACACTTTATACAATCAGCAGTTAAGTTGGTCAAATACACAGGGCTATACCTATCCGATGATAGATTATGGTTATGGCATAAATAATCAATTTAATGTAACAAATATGTTTCCTGCATTGTTTGTAAAAACAATAATTGATAAAATGTTTTCTGATGCTGGATTTAGTTATCAATCATCTTTTTTTGAAAGCGATTTATTTAAAAAATTAATTATTCCTTATAATGGTGGTTCAAGTTTAAAACTAACTAATGAACAAGTATCTGAAAGAACAATAAGAGTAAGTAAGGTAAGTACACAAAGCATATTAAATGACCTATTACCACCAATAAATACAAATATAAGCTTTACAGATGAAACAACACCACCAAATAATGATGCTGGTAATTTATGGTATGATAGCGATGGGGGTAGCAATTATAACACTTATGTAGTTCCTAAGTCAGGAACATACACTATTAATTGTTATATCAAAGCAAATATAACACATCAGCCAAGTACTGCAAATGCTGAATTAACTGAATTTAGAAGGCATGTAGGGCAAATGGGTATATTTAAAAATAATATATATAGTATAGCTGCTCGTAATTGTTTTATGAAACAATTGGCATCAAATCCTGATGCTGATGATTCATTTAACTTTACCGCAGGCACAATTACAACTATATCTAGTGGTGCAACAAGCTTAAATTCCGAAGGCACATTCTCAATAACTACCTATTTAAATGAAAACGATATAGTTCAATTTAAATATGTAGAAAGTACAGGAGCTTACAATTTGAGTCAGCAAGGCAGCACTCTAATAAATACTATTTACAAAAGTGGTGGCACATTTCAAACGCACAATACAACATCAAATTTCAAAATGAATTTTTTATCTGATAGCTATTTTTCTGTAAGCTTAGCAGATACAACTATTCAAGAAGGCGATGATTTAGAAGTAAACACAGTATTGCCTGATAAAATAAAACAAAGTGAATTTTTTAACTCAATAATAAAAGCGTTTAATTTATTTGTCGATGTTGATAAATCAAATACGAATAAATTAATTATTGAGCCAAGACCAACTTTTTATAGCAGTGGAGTAACTAATGACTGGTCTCAAAAATTAGACTATTCAAAAGAAACTAAAATAGTGCCATTAGGTGAATTAAACAATAAAACATACAGGTTTACATACAAAGAAGATACTGATTATTTTAATACTGATTATAAAACTAATTTTAATGAAATTTATGGAGAAAGAAAATACGATATATTAAATGATTTTTTAAAAGGTGAAGTATTAACTGAATTAATATTTAGTCCTACTCCATTAGTAGACACAATAGGTCACGATAGGATTATTTCTAAAATATATCAGTTAGATTCAAATGGTACTATTAAACCAACGCAATCAAATATTAGGTTGTTATACTATGGAGGATTAAAAACAACAAATAACTCATGGCAACATATAGCAACAAGCGGAACAACAACACGAACAGACTATCCTTACGCTGGTCATTTAGATGATGTTCAAAATCCAACAATAGATTTAAATTTTGGCGTACCGAAACAAATATATTATACACCCTCAAAATATACAGGCAATAACCTTTATAATAAATATTGGAGAGATTACATAGAACAGATAAGCGATAAAGATTCAAAATTATTTACAGGTTATTTTTTAATTAATGAATTTGACATACAAAATTTAGATTTCAGAGATACTTTCTTTTTCGAGAATGAATATTGGAGATTAAATAAGATAATTGATTACGATAGAATAAATAATCAACCTACTAAATGCGAGTTTATTAAGCTAAAGACCTTGCCACCTTATGTAAATGATAATGGAGTTTCAATAAATGGAGGTACTAAAAAATTAGACACAATCACATTAGCACCTACAGCAAGGCTAGGTACTACTTTCAATAATAACCATGTTGCAGATGGGGCTATAGTAAGCGGAAGGAATAATGTTGTTCAAAGTGGGGATGGCATTATTGTAAGCGGTAATGATAATTATATTGGTGTTGGTTCAAAAAACGTTTCAATAACTAGTTCAAGCGGAGTTAGTGTATTAGGCGGTGTATCAAATGTAAGTATTACAAACAGTTCAGGAATAACTGTTCAGGAAAGCAATGTAACTTATGATAATGGAATTAAAACATTAAATAATGTAAGTTATAAAAAGTATGTTGCTCTACTATCACAAAGTGGTACTATAGCTCCACAAATAGTAGTTTTAGAAACAACAATGAGTTCAGGAATAACATCTACATATTTAGCAGTAGGTGAATATAAGCTAGTATCAAATGGAGAGTTTACAGCTAATAAAACATTTGTAATGGTAAATCAAACAGGCTTATCTAGTGTTGGTGTGCAGCCTATAATATTAGCTAATAGAATAGGGAATAATGAAATATTAATACAAGTTGCTGACACATTAGGGACTGGATATTTAGATAATATACTAGTCGATAGTCAAATCGAAATACGAGTTTATTCATAATTGGTACTTAAAAGATAATGGCAAAGACTACAATTGAAATAGATGTAAACACAGGCGACTCGGCAAAGTCGCTTAGTGATTTAAGAAATGAGTTTAAGGATATACAAAAACAACTTTCAGGATTAACACCAGGAACTGAAGAGTATATTAATGCTTTAAAAAGATTAGGTGCTGTTAAGGATGACATAGGCGACCTTAAAGATGAAATAAATGCTTTTGCTGGTGCGGATAAGAAAATAGCTGCTGTTACTAATGTAATGGGTGGATTAGCAAATGGGTTTCAAGCTGCTCAAGGTGCTGCCGCTTTATTTGGTCAAGATAATGAAGCATTAAATGAAACAATGGTTAAGCTACAAGCAACTATGGCTATAACTCAAGGCATTCAAGGTCTTGCAGGAATGGGCGATAGTTTAAAGGCTGTTGGCAATCTTTTAAAATCAACAACCATTGGAACACAAGTTGCAACTGTTGCTCAAAGGATTTATAATGCTGTGATGGCTGCAAATCCAGTAGGGTTACTTATTGCGGCTTTAACAGCTTTAGTTGGTGTTATTGCATTAGTAGTAAATGCAATGGGTGATGAGGATGAGGCTCAAAAAGAAGTTATTGCTAATAGAGAAAAAGAGTTAGAGTTAATGCAAGAAGCCGACAAGGCAATGCAAAAAGAAGCTGACTTTAGAAAAAATTTAGCAGCAGCACAAGGTAAAAGTGCGCAGGAATTAGCAGCATTAAATGAAGAGTTGAGTAAACAAAGAATTAAGAGAATAGATGAGGAAATTCAAGCTTCAAGAAGATTAATAAATGATAGATTAGCAAGATTTAGAAATGCAGATGAGGAAGAAAAAATAGAATTACAAAAAGCTAATTCAGAAACTTTAAAGTTAATGAAAGATTTAGCTGATGAAAGGCTATCTATTCAAAGAAACTTACAAATTGAAAGTGCAAAATTAGAAACAGATACAAATAAAGCGGCAGCAGATAAGGCAAAGGAAAGAGCAGAAAATGCAAAAAAAGTAGCTGAAGAAAATGCTAAATGGAGAATTGAATTTGAAAGAGAAGTATTAAGGCGACAAGCCGAAATGAATAAAGAATTTGAAGATTCTCAAAAGAAAAAACAAGAAGAACAAGATAAAATAGATGCCGATAGAATAGAAGCAGAAATACAAGCAGAGCAAAAAAAATTAGATGCACAAAAAGCTGCAAGATTAAAAGCAATTGAAGATTATAAAAAAGGTGAAGAAGAAAAAACAAAATTAGCTTTACAAGGTTTACAAAGCGTTCAATCATTAGTAGATGCTTTTGCAGGTAAAAGTGAAGCAAGTCAAAAGAAAGCATTTCAAATTAAAAAGGCTGCAAGTTTAGCACAGGCAACCATTGAAACTTATCAAGCTGCACAATCAGCGTTTGCAAGTCAAATGACGATACCAACACCTGATGCACCAATAAGAGCAAACATAGCAGCAGCAATAGCAATAGCAAGTGGATTAGCACGAGTAGCTGTGATTGCTAAAACTAAATTTGAAGGTGGCGGTGGTGGTGGTGCTACAGGTGGAGGGGCAGGTAATTTAGGAACATTCACACAAGGTGGCGGTGGTCAGCCTCCACAAGGATTAACAGCACAGAACACAGTAACTCAACTTAATCCTGATGGAACAGTAGCAGGACAAGGTCAAAGACAAGCAGCACCAATGAAAGCATATGTTGTTGAGAGTGAAAGTAGAGCAGTAACCGAAAGAGTAAACAAATTAAGTAATAATTCAAAAATAGGATAACATGGAAAATTTACCAGTTTATAAATTAGTAATTGATGATAGTGATGAGTTAGGAGTTGAATACATCGCTTTAGTAGACCAACCTGCAATAGAAACTAATTGGCATGCTTTCAAAGAACATCAATTTGAAAGTTACACAGACTATCCAAAACAAGCAAGTGAAAATGCTAAGATAGCTTTAAGATATGCAGAAGAAAATGGATGGGGTGATTGCGGAGAGGCAACAGGCAAAGCTCGTGCAAACCAGTTAGCAAAGGGTTTACCCATTTCGAGAGACACGATTGCACGCATGGCTGCATTTGAAAGGCACAGACAAAATTCACAAAAAGAGTTAGGTGATGGATGTGGAAGATTAATGTGGTTAGCATGGGGCGGTGATGCTGGTATAGAGTGGGCGCAACGTAAGTTAGAGCAAATTGATAGAGAAAAAATGGTTGTTAATCCAATAGCAGGTGAAAGCAAAGATGAATTTGTTTCACGATGCATTGCGGTTGAAATAAATGCAGGTAAAGAACAAGATCAGGCTGCCGCTATTTGTTATTCTAAATGGGATGAACAAAACATGAAAGGGCAGTTTAAATTCTTTGCAGATAAAGAACGTAGATTAATTAGCGGCGCACTCATGATCTCGGATTTACCCATCTATCGTATGGATGAGAGCGGAGAATATTATGTAGTATTTGATAAAGAGCAGATAGAAAAAATTGCACAAAGATTTTTCAAAAAAGGATTTACGCATAACGTAAATATGATGCATGATAGCGAAAGACAAGTTGATGGTGTTTACATGGTTGAATCTTTTATTATTGACAAAACTCGTGGCATTAAAACACCCGAAGGCTATCCAACTTTAACAGAAGGTTCATGGTTCGGAACTTTTAAAGTAGATAATAACGAAGTATGGAATGACTTTATTCGTACAGGAGTGTTTAAAGGGTTTAGTGTTGAGGGTGCTTTTGCTCATAGAAAGCTAAAGGATGCGCCTGTAAACGTTATTGAAAGTCTAGCGGATAGAATACACAACTTAAGAAAAAAAGTGGCTGAGATTGCAACTAAATGAATTTAATGTACTTTATAAAAAAACAAAGCAATGGAAAATAAAAAACAAACATTTAAAGAAGTTTTTTCAGACATGAAAGAATTATTCAAAGAT